GGGAGGTTGCCCGCGAAAGCGCGGACCTGCCCGTGACCTTGTCGCCAAGGCCCGGACCCGTGCAGGGTTGCCCGGAAAAAACAGCGAGGGGGTTTGCGCGTGAAACCCCCCCGGTAAACCGCCGCGGACCCTCTCGGGTTCCCCGCGGGACTGTCGTGCTTAAGCGTTCTGCGGCGCCCCGGGGAATCGAAGCTGCTGCAGCCTGTTGACCTTCGCCACGATCTCCTGGTGCTCCGGCTTGGCCTTGTCGAAATAGGCCGGGTTCGCCATCAGCTTCTTCACCTCGGCGGCGGCCGCGTCGGCCGTCGTGATGCCGTCCACCTCGCCGACCATCCACCCGGCTTCCTGCTTCGCCAGGCCGTCCGCGTAGAGAAGCTCGAGGATCACAGGATGGTTACCGAGGAGCGACCCGTCCGCCAGCTTCAGGGTGTTGAACGCGTCGATCACCTCCGGAGGGTGGAAGTTGATCGCACTCTTCGCCAGGGCGACACGGCGGTCGAATTCCATTCCCCACTTCGCCTTGAGAGCGACCTGGGCTTTCCCGCGATCGGCCATGACTCTCTCGTGTGCGGCCACGGTTACCTTCGCCGCGTTATTAAAGAGGACCTGGGCCTGCCGGTTACTCGCCCCCGACTCGAAGGCCGACTCCAGAAGGAACGACTCGAGTTCCGGGTCGATCGATACGCCTTCCGGCAGCTTCGGCCGTTCGAACTTGTACTCCATCGGAGACGCCGGCCGGCCGAGCTTTGCGTAATACGCGGTCCATTCCTCCGGTTTTGCGTCGTCCTTGGGGATCCGGACCGAGGTCCCCTGGAACGATTCGAGTTCCGCGTGGCTCTTCACGAAGGCCGCCTGGTCCTTGAACTTGTCGAGGACCTTCAGCGCCTTCTCGTCCCCCGAGATCCCGGGGAACACGGTGTGCCGCCAGTCGGTCGGCGGGTACGGGTTCGCTGGAGGGGTTCCACCACCGGGCGGTGTGCCGCCGCCAGGGGGTGTTCCGCCGGGAGGGGTCCCGCCGCCAGGGGGGGGGGCGCCTGGGGGCGTACCACCGGGCGGTGTGCCGCCACCTGGGGGGGTTCCTCCGCCAGGAGGGGTTCCTCCGCCGCCTCCGCCGGGCGCCTCGCCTTCGTACGTCCCAATTCCGAGCATTCGCTTCAGGAACATCGACCACCTCCGTCCGGACCCCTCGAGGGGGTTGCCCGGTTGATGGATGCTATGTTTCCGCCTCCGGCTGCGGTTCCTTCTGGACGTCCGATTCCTCGGCGAGGATCGTCAGGATCCGGAGGATTACCGCGCGCTCTCCTTCGAATACGTGCGTGGCGTACGGGTCCCCCGGCACGACCGACGTCCGGTCGTAGAAGGCCACGCGGAGGTCGTTTAAGACCCGCTTGCCGGCGTCGCTGGTGAACACGGTGACGTATGCCCGCCGGGTTTCCTCGATCTGCGCCTTCTCGGCCGCTTCCCGGTTGAGCCGCTCCTGGCGCTCGATCTCCGCTTCGAGCCGCGGATCCACTACATCATCCCCTGGCCGGCCATCTCAGGGATCGCCTGCGGGCGCTGGATCCCGGGGCGGCCCTCGCCAAGCGCCTTGAGGTACGGCGCCTTGTCCTTCATCTCCTGCGCGCCGGCCAGACGCTCATCGATCGCCTTCTGGCTCTCCTGCTCCGCCTGGCGTCCGCCGCGCAGCGACCCGACCTGGTCCTTCGACCGCATCACCTTCGACGGGACGCCGGTCACCTCGGCGGAGTGCCAGCCGGCCTCGTCCATGTCCATCACGTCGAGCAGAGACGTATCCTGGAGTTCGACCGCCATCTTCACCCGCCAGTCCGTCCATCGCTCGATCGCCATCGTGTCCGAGGAGCGCTGCGCGCGGGCAAGTGGCCCCTGGTATTCGATATCGATCGTGCCGTCGCCTTGCCTCATCACCTCGAGCAGTTCCCGGGGCGGGGGTGCCAGCCTGCCGGCGCGCATCATGATCCCGAACACCCGCTCGATCGTCGGGTTGAATAGCTCCTCCTCAAGACGTCCAAGCGTCGGGCCGAGGGCCTGCTGCATACGCTCGTGGCGGATCATCACCTCGCGCGCGGTCATTTGCTTGCCGTCCTCGGGGAGGTTCAGGAGGTCGGAGAAGAATATCTGGTGGATCTGCCGCTGCATCGGGTCCTCGAGTAGCTCGGCGTTCCGGATGTTGGCGCCGGTGAAGAGGGGCTGCAGCGGTGGGTTCATCTGCCCGGGGATCGTCGGGGCGATGGTGTTGATCGCGGCCGGCCGCAGGGATACCTTGCCGATCACGCCCTGCTGCGTGGCCAGAAGCGGCGGGCGAATCGATAGGATCCCGGCCATGAGCTTCTGCTCGGTCGTCGCGTTGAGGGTCTTGATCAGAGGCAGGGCCGTATGCCCCGGACCGCGGCCGTACGACTCGCCGGTCGATTTCGTCCACCTGGCCACCGGGATCGGCCACTCCTGGTAGCCGCTCTCCTCGATGATCACGCCGGTGTCCCACTCGAAATAGATCGACGCGAACGCCATGTCCTCGGCCAGCACCCCGCGGCCGGTCCGCCCGTACTCCCGCGGGTGGATGCAGTGCACGATATCGAACCGCTGGTCCTTCTCGGAGGACGCCGCCACGCGCGCGATCGTGGGGCTTGCCTTCCCCGGCCAGCGGTCGACGATCTGCCGGGCGGACATCTTGGGTTTGCGGTACACCGTGTCGACGCGCCGGTAGCCGTTCTCCGCGACGCAGAATTCGCCGGCGAACTGCGCCCCGAACTGGAGGTTGCCCGTCGTCCGATTGGTATCGATCAGCAGCGCGCACGTGCCGAACCCCCCGAGGTCCAGATAGTTCTCGTGGATCTCGGAGTAGAAGTTGCTCTGCGCCAGGGCGTAATACATCCGCTCGGTCGAATCGTCGAGCCAGTCTGCGACGACCTTGATGTCGTTGAGTTCGTCCTTCCGGCATTTCAGGGCAAACCACCGGGTAGCCTTGTTGGAGAGCGTCCCCGCCATCGCCGCGGCGAGCAGTTCGTTCGCGTGGACCGCCGTCGAGTCGAAGAGCTTCTCCGTCATCTTCTGGCCGGCGGCGTACCGATCGGCGATGTTTGCCTTGCGGGGGATGATGTAGTCGGCGAGTTCCATCCAGAGCAGGAGGTACGGCCAGCGGTCGCTCTCGAGGCGAGTGATCCGGTCCTTCGTTTTCATGATCTCGAGAGACGTTACTCGCGCCATGTCACTCTCCCAGGAGGGTCTTGCCGCCGGAAGAACCCAATCCGGTCGCTTCCCCGGGGCCGGTCAGGATGGTCGACTGGAACCCCCGCCGGCGCTTCGCCCGGGTGCGCTCGGCGCCCATGCTGGCCTGCTCCTCATATTCAGCCTGCCGAACGGCGGCGTTCTTGGTCGCTTCCGCCCGGTCCTTGCCCCTCTGCTCTTCCCCCTTGAGGCCCTGGGTCTTGTACCCGAGAAACGATCCGAACATTTGCTCCGGGATGACCGGGCTGCCGCCTTTGAAATTGGACCCGATGAGGTTGTACCCACCTCCGGAGACGATGTTCCCGAGGCTGTACTTGTTCCCACTGCTACCGAACGTGGTCTTGAGCGCCTTACCCACGCCGCTCCAACTGTCCTTAAAAGGGTTCCACCCCATCGCCCGCCTCCTACGTTTCCGCCACGGTTTGATATTCGGCGCCCCGGTGGGCGTCGCCGATCGGGTTGAAGTCCGTCTCCGCCCGGGTCTGCACGTTAACGCCCCGGAAATCCCGTATCCCCTTGACGCCCATCCGGAACGCCGAGGTCGGATGCTCCGCCCAGTTGTGCAGAGGCTGCGCGACGAACGTCCGCTTCGCGTCGTCGTACACCCGCTGGTAGCTCTTTAAGCCGTTCAGCCCGTTCTTGACCGGACCCTCGTTGAAAACGCTCTTGCCGATCGCGGACCGTACCGCCTGGATGTCGTCGGCGTCCAGGCCCTTCAAGGCACCGGCCTTCGTCGGGACGATCGTGAAGAACGGCTTGCCGCCGTTGAGATCCGTCATCACCTGGGCGCGAGTCTTGGCCTCCGTCCCCACGCTCCAATCCCTGACCTGGAGGTCGTGGGGGCCGAAGTGCTGCACGTAGACGTACTTCGAATTCGACGCCGCGGGGGCGTTCTTCACCACCTGGAAATAGTGCTCGGCGCCCTTGTCGGTGTTGGCGTAGTAGTCGATCCAGCGCCACATTCCGTGGTTGAACTGAAAGAACCAGATCGCCGTTTCGTCGTCGACCCCGAGATCCCAACAGGTATAGACCGGCAGATCCCGGTCCCAGGGGAACAGTCCGATCCGCTTGTCGGCCGCCGCCGCACGGAACGCCTCTCCGAAATAGCTGCCAGGCACCGGGGCGTCGAGGTCCACGTAGTATTCCGTGGCGATCTTCTCTTCGCTCATCCCGCGTCGGCGCTCGAAGGCGATGTCCTCGGAAGAGATCACCGGAGAGCCGTCCTCGCCCGGGGCGTCCCGCCGCGTCATCGTGACGTCGAGCTTGCTGACCCACCAATTCGCCGGGTCGGCGATCGCGTTGTGGTACAGGTCGGAGCCGTGGTTCGCCCCGCGGGGGGTGTACGGGAACCACGCGTGGCCCTTGTTCTGCCGCAGGATCGGGCTGACGTAGTCGAACGCCCGCGGGTCCTGCAAGGCGTACTCCGAGAAAACGACGATGCGCGGGTTCGCGCTCATCAGCCGGTCGATGTTCTTCCCGTCCGTCCCGACAAGCTGGAAGATCGACTCCTTCCCGCCGGCGGAGTGCGTGACGATCTGCATCTCCGACTCGGAGGGCTTGCCCTTGATCATCTCGGGGGGAAATTCCGAGAGGAACTTGTTCCCCTGGTCGTCGATCGAGTCCCACAGGACCTTGCGGCCCTGGGCCAGCGTCGGATATGCGTAGTAGTAGACCGCGGGGACGTTCATCATTTCCTGGATCATCATCGCCAGGAAGGTCTTGTCCTTCCCCGCGCGCCGGTGCCAGAGCGCCAGGAGGTAATTGAAGCCCGCCTGGTGGGCCGCGAACGCGTCCGCCTGATAACTACGGGGCTGAAACCTTGCCGGGATCCGCACCTTTCGCGCCGAGAGCAAGGTTCACCACCTCGAATACGATTGCGCCGTTGTTCGGGCCGGAGATCTCGTGCCGGGAGTACCCGCGGTCCTTCGCCCGGGCGTTCAGGACGGCGATCAGCCCGATCGGGTTCCCCTTCTTCGCGCCGGTCCCCACGAGGATTAGCTGCGACTCGAGGTTGTCTTTCACGTCCTCGAGCGCGTCGTCGATCGCCAGCGCGAATTCCGGATCCGCTTCCCGCCAGGCGTAATAGGTGCGGCGGTTGATCCCCACGACCTTGCTTGCCGCCGCGACGTTCCCGTACTTCTCGAGGTACTCCTCAAGAAACCGCCGCTTGTTCTCCGCTGTCGTTTCCGGCGTCGTTGCCATGTACCCTCTCTGCCTTCTTCCCGGCGAACGTCTCCCACCGGGACACGATCACGTCGCAATACCGGGGGTCGAGTTCGGCCATGCGGCACACCCGCCCCTCGGCCTCGCAGGCGACCAGCGTCGTACCGCTGCCGCCGAACGTATCGAGCACCAGGTCGCCCTTCCGGCTGCTGTTGTGCAGCGCCCGGGACACGAGCGCGACGGGCTTCATCGTCGGGTGCTCCTCGGACCGCTTCGGCCGAGGCACCTCCCAAACGGTGTCCTGAGTGCGGTCCGCCCACCACCGATGCGCGGCGCCGGGCTTCCAGCCGTAGAGGATCGGCTCGTGGCGCCAGTGGTAATCCTGGCGGCCCATGACGAAAGAGTCCTTGATCCAGACGAGGCACTGCTTCAGGAGCCAGCCGGCGTCGGTCAGCGCCCCGCGGAAATTAAAGCCCTCGGTGTCCGCGTGGCAGACGTAGATCGGAGCGCCCGTCTTGGCGTTGCTGATCAGCACCTGGAACGCCGCCAGGAGGAACGCCCGGAATGCTTGAGCGGTCATGGTGTCGTTGACGATCTTCAGGGCGTCGGCGGTCTTGCCGGTGTAGTCGACGTTGTACGGCGGATCCGTGAACACCAGGTCGGCCCGCTGCCCGTCCAACAGCCGGGCCACATCCCGAAGGCTGGTCGCGTCTCCGCAGAGCAGCCGGTGCGCTCCCAGG